GGTGTATCGCTTTCTTTGAGCAAATTCCTCGGTTTCTAGGTTGAATCCGGGACGTAACTCGATTTTACCACGCCTGGTAAAGAGGTTCTTAGGCGTGATGCAGGGACTTATTATTGCCCTTGGGGCACTGTCCTTGGGCCAGTACTTACTTTTGGTGGTAGGACTGGTCATTACCTATTGGCTATCGAAGACCTTGATCTCGAAACTAATCGTATCCGTTCGTGGATGGATCGACGAGTTCGTGGGTCGCGCTATTTCGATGTTCCTAACTATGGTTTGGGGCGCTGATGTTGAAGACATCGACCCTGTAGTCGTAGCATGGTTCACTCGCTATATTGTTGGTTTTGTTGCGATTCTTGGAGCGGTTGCGGGGCTTAAGTTCCTTCTAGGGACTTTGGTCTTTAGTTTCCGTGTTTGGCAACTCATAACCGCGGACAAGCCTCTTGAAAAAGAGGCTGCTGTTAGTGGTGAAGATGAGCCAGAAAAAGAGAAGCAGGATGAGCCATCTGTGGTTTCTAAGTGGATGCCTTTTGTGAAGATAACAGCAATTTACATTGGGTTAGTTGCTGCATCTGCATCATCAGTGTATACCGTTTGGCGTAACTTGCGTGGAATTCTCCGCCTTTTTGAGGTGACGATTCCTGCGTGGGTCGCTGATCTCGTAGAGAGCTGTTTTCCTTCCTTTGCGGTTGGTTCATGGGATTCTACTGAAACTTGGAACTCGCAGGATTCGGTGACACTTCCCCACTCGAGTGCTACGGTGACATCTCAGAGATGGGATGCTGCTGCTAAGGCATATGAGTACTTTGCTCGCCACCCTGACACCAAGACTTATTGCATAAGTTTTAGTCATGGTGGAAAATTCACTGTTATGCCTTCAACGCTTGGGTTGGGCTATGCTCCCGGTTCTTGTGTCGCTAAGTTGAGCGATCAGGTTCCGGAGAGTCGTTGCTGCTACCGGTTGGAGAAGCATGACGTGGAGGGTGACGAGAAAGTTGTGTACTACTCCACATTGTCATTTACTTTTGTTCGTGATGATAGTGTTGTGTACACTGTAAGCAAGCTTGGGTGGTTGAACGCCAAAGCTGTTTACTTGGCTGTCTCTGTGGTTCTTGTTGCTGCTGTTTTCTACTATTACTATTGCTTTTACCATGTTGGTGCTTTCCGTTCTATTAAGGCGGAAGCCCGTACTAAGGTGAACCGTAGTCAGTGGAAGAAGAAGCAGCATGAAATCGCATCTCCGAGTGACTCTGGCACGGACGATGAAGGCTCTGGTAAGACGAAGCCCGATTGGGTTCTGCCTGATGAGCACCCCATGATGCGTGAATCACAGAAGAAGCAAACGAAAGAAGCATCTGATGAGGTTTCTGGGAAGAAGAAGAAGAGTCTGAAGACTGAGGCTCTGCATTCGGCTGTCACTTCTAAAGGCGCTCTTGACAAGGTCAAGAAGATCAAGCCTGAGGCAGCCGTTGCTTCTTCGCCCACCGTTCCTGGTCGTGTCGCGAATATGTGTTGTCTTGTTGAGATCAATGAGAAAGGATCAAACATCATCAAGACGATCACTGGTTTCGCTGCTATGATCAAGGGCGCTGGTCAGCTTGAGGTTCCACCTGTGCAGGTCATTGTTTGTCCTGCCAGCCACGGCATTGTTGCCGATCATACTCGCTTTGAATTCAATGCGATTGTGAATACGGCTGAAGGTTCGCGGAGGGTCCCTGTCGCATACTACACACAGTGGACTTACCAAGTAGGTAAGGAGAGTGAGACAGGAACGGCTTTTCTGTATAACGGAGGTGGCCTCAAAATGTTCAAGGCACCCTTGACCAATGAGCTGCATGTTGGGTCAACCAATCAAGGTTTGATCTATAGTGCTTTGTCTCGTTCGGTTAGTGGTGGTTCTGTGCGCCTGGAAAAGGAGGGCTTTGTCATTCATGAAATTGCCACTCAGCCGGGTGATTCTGGAGCTATTGTCTGGAGCACAGTCCTCAACGAAGCACGCACTGCAGTAACAGTCCCAGTTGCCATTCATATTGGTCAAAATGGGTCTAATGTTGCTGTGCCTGTTGGGGTTGCCTTGAAGGCAGTAAATTTTCAGTAACTTGGGGTCCGACAGATCACGACGTAGTGGAGATTCAGCGGTACTTTCCAGTATGGGGGAAACCCCGTGTTGATGGTGCCATTGCCTACGTTGGTGGTGCGGACTCTTTGTATGTGGCTAATCTGTCTACGGACGTACCCTATGAGTTCGTGAAAGAACTCGGTTATGATCCTGATTCATTTTTGCCCATGCAATTTGAGAAGGAGTTTTATCAAAGAGACGCTGCGAAATATCAGCGTGCCGATACCCCGTATCCCTTCAGTGATGTTGAGGATTTAGAGGGTGACGTGATGAATTATTTTTCAGAAGTACTGGGAACTTGCTCGCCCATGGGACAATGGGCGGATGTTGTTGGGGATTTCTCCCCCGACTCTGCGACAGGTAGGAAATTCCAGCCACATGGTGTTAATAAGGGTCTCATTGTAGATGAGTTCCTTAACGCATATGGTCGGTCGAGTCTGGAGGACACTGCATTATATGAGTGTTTCCAGTCTTATGAATCGGGTTGTTC